AATTACAATCTCCCCCCATATTGTCCATAAAGTCAACATGAGAGAAATTGTCGTCATAGATAGTTTGAATTACTTGATTAAATATCTCTGTTTGGGTCATAGTAATATTTTAGCCTAGATATGGGAAAAAGTCAAGCGTTTCTTAATAGAATCGTAAATAATGTTTTAGTTTAAAAAGATGGCCCCCGGGCGCACCAGGCTGGGGCGATCTGGAAGGGACTTGAACCCTCGACCTCTACCGTGACAGGGTAGCGTTCTAACCAACTGAACTACCAGACCATTGAGCAGTTTTATATCTTGCTCAGGATATTCTATCACGCTGCTACTAAATCATTTACAATCTTTAGTAAGCGATTCTTTTCTGCATTAGTAGCAACATCAAATCCACTTGCTGCTGCTAACTTAGTTTCAGTATCTCCACGATACCAATCGATTCTTTCGGTAAGTGCATTGAGTGCTCCCCATGCATTACCAGCAATCATGTGATTAAACTCGCCAGTGTAAATATCGTTGATTTGGTCAATCTTATTCTGCCAGCGTGTAATTGCAGTTTTGCTTGAATCCTTCTCAGGCTTAGGATAAGCAGCGAGAAGAATATCATTGAACTTTTGTGCAGTGATTTCGGTTTGAATCATCTTGTTTGCCATCTTGCTAAAGTCATCCATGTAGGAATTAGCAATGTTGAGTGCAGTTTTGGCAGATTGAACCTTGCCATTTGCGGTTTGAGTGTGACGAATCTTGAATGTTTGCTTTACACTACGCAATGCAAAGTTCAAGGTGTTAGCGCATACTACACGCACAGGTGTAACACTTGCTTGAATAGACACTGAGCCGTCATGTGATGTATTGACAACTAGATAGGTATTGATTTTATCCGATACACCATTAGGGTCTAGTACGGTTTCACGCTCTAGTGCAAGAGAGCCGAAAACTACACGGCCTCCACGAATAGCGCCTGCGGTTTCCCATCGGCCACCATCTAGCATTGCATCTGCAAAATCAAAGAGTTGTTCATTCTGCAAAGTATTGTAACGCTCTCCAACAATTCCGAGAACATCATTTTGATTATCGATTACGGGATTATTTCGAACTACATAGAAATAATTTTTGTCTGATGTGAGATTAGCAGGAGGGGTTACTTCTTCTAGTCTTACATTCCAGTTGCTAAGATTTGCTAAGTCTAGCATTTCTTTTGTTGAGAGTTCCTCGGTGAACACAGTTCCTAAACCATGCCATGCGGGTTCACGAAATGAGGCAAAAGAGGTTTGCCCATTGATTTGTTCTAGTTCGTGTGCCATGTTTTTTCCTTTCGTTGTATTTCTATCTTACAGCATAGGGGCTGCAAAGTCAAGTTCTTAAGGGTGATCAATCTCACATCGTAAATAGGACAAAGGGGGCGGGGCCGGAAGTTGATTGAGCAGTTTACATGGACTTGCTCAGGTCCCTTACCCAGTTTTAAGACATGTGGTAGGTCTATTCCCCGATGGAATATTAGAAGGTTGTATCTACTTCAATACCTTCACACTCGTAGGTTTTTACATCAGCAGACCAATGAGATACTTCTAACTCATTAGCCATTCCTAGTGCTTCATCTTCGTTTTCTGCTTCTACCTCAATCTCGCCTTCGATTCTAAACTGAACGAGGTATAAACGCTTTAGTGGCTCAATAGAGTTTTCGGCAAGGAACGAGTTGGCCTCGTCAATATCAAACTCAATCTTGTCATCTTCACGATTGTTCTCTAGAAACTCACGAATATTTTTTTGTAAGTTTGCGTATAAATCAAAGTTACTAGTCGCAGTTTTTGTTAGTTGCTCAACCTGATTTTCTAGGTTTGTGATTTTAGTATTGAGTTGTGCCATGAATATAGGAATCTCAAAGCGTTGTGGTTCTGGCTTTGGTTCTTCTATTGGATTATTTTCTTGCCACATTAGTTTGCCTCCAAGTAGTCTGCGATTTCTGAAACTAATTCATTTGCCATAGAGTCTGTGTGTGCTTCAATCATTTGATTTACTTCTTCCTTTGTATACATGGTGTGAAGAATCTTAGTCAAAGTCATAGCCGATACTGCTTGCGAGTATAAGAATAATTCTTTGATGATAGTTTGTAGGTCTACGCCTTCTGCGATTGTTGCGACAAGTGCGCTTGCCTCATCTTGAATTTCATTTGTATAGATTGCGTCAGTAGCATTTTCAATTACCTTGCTGAATTGCTTGTTATCCATTCGGGGTTTCCTTTCGTTTGTTATATTCTAATACTACTAGATAGGGCTGACATTGTCTAATCTTAATTCGGGCGTTTCTGGACATTTCTTAAAATGTGTTTTTTGTCACATGGTCCCGGCCCCCAAAAAATGAAATGACTAGGAACGAGTTTTTAGATCTAGAATCGCAACTCTATTCAGCCAACCGAGACGGCATCTGCCTAGCCAAACTTAGTGAGCAGTTTTGCTTCTTGCTCAGGAAGGTTCATTCCCGTGTACCCCAGAGAGGGGCGTATAGGAAACTTAGAGATAGCGAGCGATTGCGTTGTATGTGCTTGTGCTTACAACTTCCTCGTCCGTCATTTTGAGAATACGAATTGCGTTCTCAATTTCTTCTACCATCTCGTTATATGAGTGTTTGTGTAGTTGCTCAAAGTCACGAATAGGCATTTCTGGATATTTGCCATCTACGATAGGCACATTAAAGTCAATGTTTAGAAGATTACTCCAAGTACGCACATTAGTACGAACATCTTGAGCCTTCTTGATATTAGCAAGTGCGAACTCAATTAAATCTTTGTTCCACTTTTCTAAAGACTTTTGGTACTTAGCCTCTAAAGCATCTTGCTGAGCATATAATTTCTTGATTTCTGCCAGTTTAGTTTCTAGTGCTTTGATTACCTTTGCTGTGGCAATCTTTACATTTATTGCTTTGCTTCTTGACATTGGATTCCTTTCGGGTAGTGGGGGTTTGGTGAGCAGTTTATCCTAGTCATGCTCAGGACTCGTTAGCGTGTGCTAAACCTAGAGGCTTACGCCTTCCAAGTTGTCCAACGGGTCTTTCCCTCAACATCTAGTTTTACTCGCACCGAGCCAGATGAGTTTGGAGAAATCTCCATAATGGTTCCTGTTACCTTGCTCTTTTGCGAGGTATAGGTGTCGCCTACCTTGTATAGTGCTGACTTTGCCATTTTGCTTCCTTTCGTTGTTGTTATTACAATTCTAGCAGAGTTGCTAGAAAATATCAAATCGTAGAGCCTGGTTTCTGTGTGATATACATCACTTGTGTCCTAGCCCAGCCAATAATAGGACACTTGCCATAATTAGGACAATTAGGACTTCCATATATTCCTCACTTCTTAGACGATGAAAATAGGATATTGTTTCTTTCATATACGCATTGACCGCAAGTAACACACGCTGAGCCTTGTTTAGATATTAGCGGAATCTTTTTATTATTCTCAGGGCACTTGACGGCTGACTTACCAATCAAGTTTAGCATATCCTCCCTACCTAACGCAAACGTTGTAGAGAGGTATGCTAGTTTTATTCCCTCCCCCGAGAGCACTTGTGCGATATCTTTATTATCGCTATCGGTAGAATAATATAGGCCTAGGTTTTCAACATCCTTAAGAATTCTAGCAGCGCTTGCTACTCTCGTGTATACCCAGAATTGAACATCCGCATGCTTTTCAATAACTGTCTTCCAGGCCAGGGTATACGTATCATTGAAAAAGTCACCGTCCCAGTGAATGCGGAATAATTTCTCTGCGGACCGTTTATCGCAATCCTTTTTAAAGTCAACAATCATATTATCCAATAACACAATCATCTCTTCATAGGTAGCATTGCTAAGCAGGTCCCAGTTATGAATGAGAGTTGCTTTTACGCCTTTGTAGATTTTCTCAAGTTTGCCTGCATAGCAGACTTTGGAACATATAGAGGTTTCACCAGGACAACTGTAATTCTTTCCAGCAGGTAATCCAAAAGTGTTTGCAATTGTTGGGGTTTTTCCATTAGGGGAGACTGCATTAGTTACTTTCCTATCGTTAGAGCGTTTAAGGGTAGGGGTTGGGTTCATATATATATTTTACCTTTCAGGGTCAAAAATGTCAAGTTTCTTATGCTTGGCTTTTCGGGAATATTTAGACTTGTCCCTTAATGGGGTAGCAGCATTGGATCTACGTAATTCTTGAATCTTACGTAACTCCTCTTTAGTCTTTTTCCACATAGAATAATCTTATCGTATTTCTAGCCTATAGTCAAATCATGGGAGGTTCTAGACAAATCGGACACCCCCGGGCCCCCTTTTTAGATCCTACGCTTTTGTTAGGTTTCTAATTCGCATTTGATAACGATAAACATCTCGCTCTAATTTTCTAATGCGTAGAAAAGAAAACAAAATAAAGAGAAGGCTACTCGCTAAAGTAGCCATTATCCCTATGTACAAAGACATATCTATAAACATCAAATCACATCTACAATTCTGATGAACGAGTGAGTTCCATGCTCATTGAGAGATTGCTCTTTTTCTCGCAATTCATACAACTCTACAACTGCTGTGTTTAGCATTGAGGTCAAATCCTCTTCGCTAATATTTACTAATTGTGGAAATGCGTCTAGGCTCAATTCATGCTCAAAGACTACAACTGTTCGCTTTATCATTGTGTTAGACATTACTCATCAACCAATCTTCCATTTCTGGATTCTGCTCTAAAGAGAGGAAGGGTTCCTCATCTTCTAACTCTACCACTTCAACTTCCCAAGGCGCAACCATATCCTCGGAATTTTCTAGAAACTCACTCAATGGTTCTTCCCAAACTTCGGGGGTATCCCAAATCGTAGACTTTTCCCAACTATACTGAAAACTCATTAGCCACCTACCTTTTCATATAATTTATTGGTAGCGTTGAAACACGCTTGCTCAAACTTCGCAGGGTCAAAGTTTTCATTATCTGCCTGAAAGAAATCGCAAAAATCCAAAATCAAATCCTCGAAAGTTGTCTGAGGAATCTCGTCAATGTAAGCCCGCAAAATATCGGATACATTTACATAGTCTTTTCTAGTCATCATATTTATTTCTCCTTTTCGGTTCTTGTTATATATTTATCTTATACTATCCCACCGACAAACGCAAATCTAAAATCGGGAGATTCTGGACATTTCCGTAAGTGTGTTGTTTATCACAGGACAAAACGGACACCCCCCCCCGGGCCGCGACACGCCCGACTACGTTACATGAATATTTTCCTATTTTTTACCAGGTCGAATCAATTCGTTACACTCTACACAGAGATACGCATTTTTTAGAATGCGATAACGCCTACACAATGTACACTTTTTCATTGATCCTCCAAATCAAAAAACAATAACGCAAGCGCAGCGCCTAGAAGTGTAGCCAATACACCTAAGCCAAACACGATTACATAGAACATTAGAGGGCACCTCGCAAGGTACCTCTAACGCCTAGAACATCGCAGGACACTTTTACGCTTATGCCTTTTGGCAAATTGTTTGGGTACTCATTTATGAATTGAGCAACGGCACCCTTAGAAGGGAGAGAGATTTCTCTAGCCTCTCCCGAATATGTTTCTATTTTTACTTTATACATTAGTTATACCTTTCTAACATTTCGACAATTCCCGTAGGAGATTTCCAGCCCTCGCTGGTAAAGTGGTGAACATCTACAACCTCAAACTGAAATTGTACATCACCCAATGGGTCTAATTTATGATGAGCAGCGAAGGCAGCCTTTAGATAATCCTCTGCCTCTACATATGTTTCTAGAAATACTTTATATTTATTCATTAGATTTCTCCATTTCTTACCGCAACATAGCGGTACTTATCTCTAATCAAGCCTCGCTCGTGGATGCGAACAAGGTAAGCGTCAATTCCTGAACCGAAATAAACTTTGTCGCTTATTTCTGCCTCAACAATTTCACCATTAGCGGTAAGCGAATTATATTGCTTACCTACTAATAAACTTTCTACAGAATATAATTTACTCATAGGGGATTCCTTTCTATTCTATTACCCATTTAGTATAAACAGTTCCTCTATCGTCATCATAGAAAGATGAAGAGGATATATTTTGCTCGCATACCTCACAGAAAGTGAAATAGTCAGCGTCAGCGAAAGAATAAGCAACTACGGAAATTGCTTGCTTATTTGGCGTGTGAAACTTATCCCCCACGCATAGGGCTTTATTCTTGTATAGTGTAGTCATATTATGACCTACCTTTCTTTTATCTAATAGTCTTATTGTTTCACAGATTCCCGAAAATATCAAATCGAAAATGCTAATAATTCGGACATTTTGAAAAATATTTTGTTATCTACATCACACCCCTATAACACGCCCGAGTGCGTTACACGAAAATATTCCCTTTTTTTGATAGGTGCTATTTATGGTGCGACACACCCCCTGCGTTACACGAATATTAACCTGTAAAATTAACGCTATTTATTTATGTTATTACGACACGCCCGAGATCGTGTTGGTACAAATCGGACAGGGCCCCCGGGCCCCAAAATAGGGGCTATTTATACCCAAGCGTTTTGCATATTATAGTGTTCTTGTGCACATGGATAGCATATCTGCCCTACCCATTGCATTACTTCTAGAGCAAACGCATCTACTCCAGAGTGTACGATATTGTTTTCTGTATTGCAATCTATGCAGGTATTCATTAGAAATTCTCCATATCATATTCCATTTGTTCTAACATCATTTCTGTATACAATTCTTCAAAGTATTCATCTGTTTGATTATTCATTATAAGTTATCCTTTCTAAGATACTTTCTTGAGGTCTTATTTGCTAGGCTCACCTTTCGGATTATTTGCTAGGCTCAAACCTCTATTTTGTTATGTTATAAGACTATCAGATAAAAGCCAAAAAGTCAATACGACACGCCGTTTTACATCCATGTAATTTATGTGGTCTTAGTCACAGTACAATTTGGACATTTTGGACACCCCCGGGCATGTCCGATTTGCCCCTATTTAAGCAGTCATTTTAGTCAAATAAAAAATATTTTTGAAAATGTCCGATTTGTATGCATGTCTAATTTGATTTTGTCAGTGGTCTATGTTACTATAAGACTATAAGAAAGGTTGAGAAAGTCTCAATACTAGAAAGGTAAAAATGGATAACATCAAAATCCAAGAAGTCTGGGACATGACTCCAGAACAAACAAAAGCAGATTATGCGCTACTAGATGCGCTAATCGCAAAAGGTACTTACAAGAAAGTAGGAAAATAAATGAGTTATATAAATGATGAGTTTAGATTTATGGATTACGATTTGCCATACGAGCGAAAGACTCGTGGGTATCAAGGAGATTTACTCTCTGATGAAAGAAAAAAAGAAATCCGTGAGGGTATTGCTAGAGCAAAAGCAAAACTCGCTGCTATGACTCCAGAAGAGTTAGAAGCATTTAACAAAAGAATAGGAGTTACTAAATGAGTAACATGAAAAATCTTTACATTGATTTAGTAGAGCGATATCCTCTACCATTACACAAGTATATGGAGGGTATTCCTGAATCACTACAGGAAGATGCGCTAGAACTATGGAAACAAAACCATAGTGCTGTGTGCCAGTGTTATTACTAAGTGACGGTGCATAGTCAAAAATAAAAAGGCCATGCATAGTGGGCACGATCTTTAGCAGATAGTGTGCTCACTAATTTTTTTTATTTATTTTTTTAAAATTGCGTATCGTACATCTTTACAAAATATTCAGATTTTCTCAAATCCAAAATTTTTCAGATTTTCCAGGGTATAATAGATCTATGCTCTGTCAACACATATACGAAGAAACCAAAGACTTCATTTGTAGACATTGTGATCAGCCAACCCATAAAACAAAATGGCTTGCTTGGAGACAAATGCACAAGAAACATCAAAAAGAACTTAATGTGTATAGCAGAGAATATAAAAATCCTACAGTTTGGTGGTCAATTTAAATGGGCATATTAGATAATTTTGAGGCATGGGTTAACTTTGATGAGGAAGATGAGTCTTTGGCACTAAAAATGTTTAAAGAATGTGTTTGCGATAATTGCGGGTGTAAAGATGAAACTAGCGAAGATATACTATCTCCTCAAGACCCTAGATAACCTTGAAATAAAAATTTCAGAATTACAAATAGCCAAACAAATCGAAGACGATGCTTATGGCAATTTATGGTATGAAGAGAAAATTGACGAGGCAGAAAAAAAGTTAGATCGCACTAAATCTTTATTGGTAGAACTAGTTAAAGAACTTTAGCCTCAATAAGTTTGTCATATGCATTTGATAGTAAAAACAACAAACTAGGTGCGCTTTCATTCATTTTTGCATATGCTTCATCTTCTGTCATTCCAGATTGTTTGCACATTTTCAAATTATCTTCATTAAATGAATTAAATACTATGTCTATAAAATTGTCTTTATCCATATTTCACCATCTTCCAATCGGACAATAATTTTGCGGTTTATCTACTTTAAGGTTTACTCCACATCCACATTGTCTGCAAGACATTGCATCTTTTCGTAACCAAGGACACTTCATACAGATTTCTAAGCGGGTACGACCAAGTTCTGTGCTTGGCTCAAACTCTACCATTCTACTTCATCCTTATATGTAACACTATATTCTCCACCGTATACTTCTGCATATGACATGATATCTTTATTATATCTTATACAGGTTGTTTTGTCTATCAGGCCTGTTTGGTATTTGTATCCCCTGGTTAGTTCGATTTCTATCCCCTGGGATTTTAAAGTGTGGTTCATTTGATCGATATACTTTTCTTTGCCTAATCGTCTTGAGACGAAACTCTGTTTACTTTCCATATGAGCCATATGTTTTTCCACAGATTTGTGGATATCATTGTTCATAACAAATTGAGTTTGTGGACAATCCATCAATATTGACCAATGTTGCATGTTTTCGCTATAATCGACTTTGTTTTTGTAAGTCGAATCTGCGTATGCCATGCTTAGGTTGTCAGATAGAGATGTTTCAGGCTCTATTGCAAACGCTAGAAGATAACACGTTGCGAATGGAAACTTTTGATTATATTGCTTGACTTTGTAATGCGTATTTGGATTAAACGATTCGACTGAAATATTGTCTTCCATAAGTCGCATGTGATTTCCGATTGATACATAATCTGGAGAGTTCATATCGCAATCAACAAACAAACAATCTTTTGGATCTATGCCGTCAGCGAGAAGTAAAAGATTTTTATCATATGTCCCAACGACTGACGAGCCATTATATTTCCACAATAACTTTGCCGACATGAAGCCATCGATATCTGGCGAGACTATTAACTTTTGGGAGTACGCAATGGTATCCAGAATTTCTTTTTTCAAAACACTCCTAAAAATGTGATAAAATTAATCTTATCATGTCAGTCCAAGATTGGTTAGGCCTAATTCTTACAGCGCTATCAATTGTAGCACTAGTTGCTGGAGGAATCAAGTGGCTTGTAAAACATTATCTTTCTGAACTCCGCCCGAATTCTGGATCAAGTTTAAAGGATCAGGTCAATAGACTTGAGGAACGAGTTAACTTAATTTACGATCATTTGCTAAATAAGTAATCTATATATATAATATATATTTATATAGAGTATATTATATATAATAACTATAATATATATCTTTTATATTATATATATTTTAAGTATATCAGAGGTTTTTAAGTTTGTCAAGTTTCCTCTCTCTGGCTAGAAAAATTGATTATTGTGTTATAATTTTACCTATGAGCACGATATCTTCTATTGAGCAAGTTGGCGCAGAACCTATAAACATTAAATGGAAAGTGGTTCGTGGCGACACCGCAACTCTACGGGTAGATTTTTTAGAAGATAATGAAACAACAACAATTGATATCGACAATTGGACATTTTCGGCAACATCTTATGATTCTGCTGGAGATACACTAGATGAACTAACTGTTACTAAATATGATGGTTATGTTATTGTTACTGCCCCGCCAGATTTAACAACATTCTGGGGCAATGGATATAGATCAGTTGTAGCAAATCTACCATTTGATATTCAAATAGTAACTGACGATGATGTTGTTTGGACTCCAATTATTGGAACTATTAGTGTTTATAGCGATATAACTCCAGGTGGACTATGATAATTAAAATTACCTCCCCCGCCGTAACACCAGCAAAAGTTATAAAGGTTGACGACAAAACATTTATAATTAAAACTGGTGAATAATGAGCGTCAGTCGTAAAGCAGAAATTCCAGGAAATAGCAAAAGCAAACTTTCTTATGGAAAAGTAGCAGAAGAAGAAAAAACGCCTCCTGCGCCTGATATAGACTACAAAATTTTGGTGGGGCCACCAGGACCTCAAGGACCCCCTGGAAGTCAGGGAGAAAGGGGTCCAAAGGGCGATAAAGGAGATCCTGGAGATCGTGGTCCAAAGGGTGAAAGAGGGCCAGCAGGACAAACGTTATATATAACAAAAGAAGGCTCAGAAATACAATCAACAAATTTTGGTTGGGCATATTATGAAAATTTAGAACAAAAACAAGTATATTTAGGTTTGGATAAAGGTGATGATGGTTGGGTAGATTTGTTAAATGATGCAAAAGGATCTACAACAGAAAAATATTTGCCAATTGGTAAGGTAAGTTTATGGAATACTGAAACACAAAAATTAAATTTTAAACAATTAGATATTGGAACAAAAATAGATATTACTTATGATTTTGAACTAGAAACATTTGATAATAATACAGAAGTTTGGTTAAGGACATACTCTTATCCCGCTTTAAATATATCTCAGTTTATAGCAAATTTAAAATACAAATACATATATGATTTTTCAATTACTCAAACAATGCATATCTTAAACGAAAAGATGAAAAGAGGAAATATAATTCCACAAATAAGGACTGACCTAGATTCTGCTGTAAAAATCAAATCTTTCTTAATTCACATTTCTTAGTGGTATAATAAATACATGGCATTTCCAGGCACTTATAACTTTGACTATTATCGTGGAGACACATTTAAATTTGTTATATCTCCAAAAGATTCTACAGGAGCAGCATTTGATCTATCTCCATACAAACAAACAACTTCTCCAACAAGAGATGCAATTTTTACAATAGCAGATGCTAGAGGTAGTGATAGAGGTTTAGTATTGACATCAAGTGGATCTTCCGATCTGTCTGCATCTATTGACACTGGAAATAATACAATAGTTTGTACTATTACTCCAGATGGTGGAAGAGATTTGGAAGGCGGATCAACCTACTATTATGATGTTGAAATTTATAATGGTGGAGCACTTAGATATACTTTATTAACTGGAACAATTACTGTTCAAGATGATGTTACTGGAGCAGTTTAATGCCAGAAGTAGTTGTTCTTGATCCTGAACTTTCTGTTTATGGCCCAGTAGAAGAAATTACTGTATCAGTTGATATTGGACAAACTGGTACAAGAGGAAGCAAACAATTCGTTGGAACTGGGTTGCCAAGTGGTTCAACAATTTCAGAAACTCCACTAGCAAACGATTTATATTTAGATGTTTCTAGTTCTTACCTGTATCAGTATATTGACTCAGCATGGACATTAGTTGGCAAGTTTGCTCCAACAACATATAATGTAGTTGAAGGCGTTACTTTTGCTTCAGGAAATGCAAACTTTACATATGATATTTTTGATATGTTTGGAATAACTGAAACAACTGATGGCTTTATAGTACAACATAATATTATAGGAACAACTGACGTTATTGCCTCTGTAGTTACAGAACCAACACTATCTGGTACGGATCTTTCTTTTTCAATTAAGGCAAAAGCACTAAGTGGGTCTTGGACAAACCTTTCTGGTGACTATGATGTAATGCTTTCTATTAGCATTGGTCAAGACAATTCAAACGGCGTTTTGTAATAACTTTGTGTTATAATTATTAATTATGGCAGCCACAAATATTGGTAGTAATAAATATCCCCTTGCAAAAGTTCCAGAAATGGCAGATGCAGCAGACATACAGGTTGCACTTAAGTACTATCACTGGGGACAAGATACTGAGCCAGAATCAACACCTACTGCAGGTATAACAAGTTACATTGCTGCAATTGAAGATGATATTGCTGCAATCAATGTTGATTTAGATAGTGCTGTTTTACAAACAGTAGTTGATGCAAAAGGAGATTTAATTGTTGCAACAGCAGATAATACTGTTGATAACTTAACAGTGGGTAGCGATGGACATGTTCTTACTGCTGATAGTACAAATACAACATATGGACTAAAATGGTCTGCTCCAACTGTATCTACTTCACAGATTACTGGATCTACTACTGGTTCTGGTGCATTAGTTTTTGGAACTACCCCAACATTAAATCGTTCATTTCTTGTTTCACCAAGAGAAAAGGTTACAATTTCTGCAACAGCAGCAGGAAGCGCAACTCATAATTTTGATGTTGTTACACAAAGTGTTTTATACTACACAACTAATGCAAGTGGTAATTTTACATTAAACATAAGAGGTGACGGAAGCACAACTCTTGACTCACTACTAAACACTGGAGATGCGCTTACAGTTGTATTTTTAGTAACAAATGGTGCAACAGCATATTATCATTCAACATTAACAATTGATGGATCATCAGTTACACCAAAATGGCAGGGAGGAACAGCACCTTCGTCTGGCAATACCAGTTCTATTGACTCTTATTCCTATACAGTAATTAAAACAGGAAGCGCAGCGTTTACAGTTCTGGCATCCCAAACAAGATTTGCTTAATATCTAATGCCAATTCTTTCATCAATCGCGGGAGCAGCAGCAAAAGCCTATGGAATGATGGCTAATGCAAAAAGAATAATTACAGATACATTTAATAGATCAGATGGTTCTTTAGGAACTTCAAGTTCAGGATATTTATGGTCTGTTCTTCGTGGAACTTGGTCAATTTCTTCTAACCAAGCAACATCTTCAGATTCTGGAAGTACTTACCCATTAGCAACATTAGATGTTGGAGCACAAAACGTTATTGTTTCTGCCGATATAACAAATGGTGGTCCAGGAGTTGCATTTTGGGTAACAGATGCAAACTCATGGTGGGCAAGTTCTGTTAATTATGCAAGTACAAGTTGTAACTGCCAAACTTGTGGTGGCGATTGTGCATCATATAATAGTTGTCAATCATGTACATATTGTGCATGTGCCTTATATTATTCATGCCAAAATGCTGCGTGTGGAACAAGTACGGTTTATACATGTCCAAGTGGTTGCTATTATAGTAGTTTTTTTGGTCAATGTTTTAGTAATTTTACTGATGATGGTTGTGGTCCAGGAACACCTACTACCGTAACAAATACTTGTAGAACATCTGCTTGTGGTTGTGAAACTTGTGGAACATGTGCTAATGTATCTTGTGGTTGTGCATCATATAATCCTACATATAGTTGTAACTGTAATACATGTACAACAAGCAGTCTTGTTATTTATTCTAGCGTTTCAGGATCAGTGTCTTCACAGGCATCATTACAGATTGCATCTCAAAATAATTCATCAAGTTTTACTACAGCATCATCAATTAAAGTTAGCACATCATCAAACACTATTACAGCAACTGCATATTCTAATACAAATCTTACAACACAATTAGGATCAACGCTAACACTTACTCCATCTTCACCAACAAAAGGCACCAAAACTGGAATCATTAAAACAGTGTCATCTGCAAATGCTGGGGCAATAGTAGATAACTTTTCAACAGAAAATGTTATATGATAGAATATAGATAAGGAGGAAATATGCCAGAAAACATAACACCATCACAACCACCACTATCAGTAAAACTTGCATTTATTATAGACAATCAGGTTGCAGACATTTTGCATACAGATGAAAGATTAGGTGCAATCTTTTTAAGTGAACCATTAATTATTGATATAAGCGATAAAATTGATGAAAATGGTATTGTTCAGGTTCAAGTTAATGCTTCTTATAATCCAGAAACACAACAGTTTGCTAATCCATCATAAGGAAAAAAATGACTGAAAAAACTAGATGGCAACTTTGGAAAGAAGCACAAGCACAAGTAAAACCTTGGGATCTTTTTAATCCAAATAATCATACTACAGATGAAATACAAAAAGAAAGATATGATATTTGTTTGTCTTGCCCAGAATTAATTCAAGCAACAAAAACATGTAAACTTTGTGGATGTTTTATGTCACAAAAAACAAAGTTAAAGGCAGCATCTTGCCCAATTAATAAATGGTAAAAATGATAAAAGAAGAAATTGCTCCAGGAATGGTTATTTATAGTAATGTAATACCAAATAGTGATAATTTATATAAAGAAATTGAAGAAGGAATAAATTCTTCAAAATTAAAATGGGGTAAAGCAGCAGCAGCACCTGGATCATCAGATACTATAGAATATAAAATAAGAGACACCAGTTCAATTGGAGTTCCGTATAAGGGCGGTATTGAAAATTTAATACCAAGTAGTCCTAGCCAAACATTTTTTACTAATTTAAACAATTTGTTTTTTGAACATTTTGATCCAATTGAAAAAGACTATATGGCAATGTATAAAATAGGATCAGATTGGCATGACACCTACGGTATTTTAAAATATGGGCTAGGACAACAATTTACTAATCATATAGACGATGGTCCTAAATATCATAGAAGAATATCTACAGTATATTATCTAAATGAAAATTATACTGGAGGAGAAATTAGTTTTCCTCGTTTTAATATTACATTTAAACCGAAGGCAAACCAAATGATTGTATTTCCATCTACATATGTTTATAATCATTCAGTTTCTCCAGTTATTGATGGAACAAGATACGCTGTTGTAAGTTGGCTAAGATGAAAGAAATAAATAATTTTTTACCAGAAGATTTAGCAAAACAATATTATAATTTTGGACTAGATGTTGTTACTGGAAAATCTGGGCCTAATCATATTTGGACAAATCAGGTATGGAATAAAGATATAGTAAGAGATAGTTCCATTGTTATATGTATAAAATTACCAGACAAATTTTTACAAGAATTACAAAATATTCTTGAATCACAAATGTGTTTTGATCCAAATACAGATGAGCCATTAATATCATCAAAAAGTGCAATGATTTATGTTTGGTCTAAAAACTCTTATATTCCAGTTCATGCAGATGGAATGTATAGTAAAGCGATTACTGTTTATTTAAATAATTCTTGGGAATATAATGATGGTGGAATGTTTAATTGGTTTGATGAAAAATTGCAGGAATGGAAAAATATCACTCCAACATTTAATAAGGCTGTAGTTAATGACTTAGGTTATTTACACGGAATAACACCAGTAAAATCATCTACTAATAGAATAACTTTACAAGTTTTTATTAATAGAATTAATCAGAATAACGTTGCATCCACTCTTTAGTTTTCCAGGTAATACCTTTCCAAGCAGACCAGTCTTTACCACCATCACTCATATGATATGCAATTTCTGCATTTTTAACTGGGTCAAATAAATCTTCATTAGACTTTAGATTAAACTTGTCTCTTCTTTGTTCACCCATTTCACCAAGCATATTGATTTGAAACAGGCCATAAGAGTTGTCTCCAGTTTTTCTATTAGGGTTCCAAGAGTTTGGAGTTCCCATAGATTCTTTCATTACCGTTGCCCAAGCAACTTTTAGAGCATACCCTTCAAATCCTACAGACTTTAAAATTTTAATTAGTTCATCTTTTTCAAGAGGGGTTCCATATTTGTATTTTTTATTAGTTTTATTATTTTCTTCCTTAGAAACCGAAAAAACCGCTTTCGCGGTCAGGTCAGCGTCATAGACAGAATTATAACTTAAATTATTTTCAGCATTCGCAGCGGAATTAGCAAAAATTGCTATCGCTGCTACTCCTGAGAGTACGCCAATCATTGCCGATTTATTCATGATCGTTTCCTCCTTAGAAAACAAAACACCATCTTTTAATGGTGTTACTCACCAGTATAGCATAGAATTTTATTTTTTGTCAACTTTTAACGTATTTTCGTAATTATGTTATAATTCTTTTATGGCTAATTATAGAGGTGCTGGACAATCTGTTTATGATATTGGTGATGCCCCGCCATTGGTAAAATGGACAATCGTAAAGGGAGATACTGTTGCATTTAGGATATATGTTACAGATGATGCCAAAAATCCACTTGTAATAGCCGACTGGACTATTGCTGCAAAATTTAGACGACCAGACACAGCAAATGATTTTGATCAAGATTCTGCTGGAACGGTATTTACAATAACCCCTGCTCCAGACGGGGATGATGGAGATGGAGAATTTACAGTTAAATTAACATCTAATCAATCTAACCAATTAAGAACTGGAGATGTTTTTGATGTTCAACTATCTGATGCAACAAGAGTTTGGACAGTTGCTAGAGGTCAAATGGTTGTTCTAGAAGACGTAACAACTTAATGGCTTCTGTTGCAGTATTTAACAAACAAAAAACAATTTTAAAATCACTTGATCAATCTGATTTTCCACAAGTTTCTATTGAAGAAAAGGTTGACAAAGGCGTAACAATAAATGAATTTTTACCATTTAGAGTAAGAATTACTGATATAGATATTGTAGGCTTTGGTTCCAACAATGTACCGCCAATTCCGCTACAAATCATTGGTGTAAGTAATTATATTTTGTAGAATTATAAAATAATTATGTTATAATTTAGACATGGCCAGAATATCATTATCATCAGTAAAGGCCCTATTTCAAACAGGAGATAGGCCAACTCAAACAGATTATGAAGACCTAATTGACTCAACTGCAGCACAATCAACAGATTTAGGAACTTCTGGTAATAATGAGTCAACTATTAATGGCATTGAAAGTGCTACGGTAATTGACAATTTTGATGCAACAGAGTGGAGAATGGTTAAATATATCATCTCTATCAAAAAGACTTCTGGTGGCGCTAACAAGTATTATGCCACAGAAATGACCATTTTAATTGATGGTTCAGATGTAAATGTAAATGAATATGGAACAATAGACAATGATGGGAATATTGGCACCATTAGCGTCTCCCGCGCTGGAAATACAGTATCCATAACGGTTACTCCAGTAGTCGGTTTAACGCCTGTAACTGTACGTTACGCACGTATGGGATTAAAGGCATAAGGAGATAAAATATGGCAACAGTAAATAAAGACTTTAAGATTAAAAATGGTCTCATTGTTGAAGGTTCAACAGCAACCGTTAATGGTCATGATGTTTTAACAGAAAGCCTTGTTGATGCTAAGGGTGACTTGCTTGTAGGAAGTGCAGATAATACAGTTAATCGTTTGGCTGTAGGCACAAACGGATATATTCTTACGGCAGACTCTTCAGAAACAACAGGACTTAAGTGGGCAGCAGCCCCAGCAGTTGGAACATTTGACACCAGCATTATTTTTGAGGGTGCTACTGCAGATGCTTATGAAACTACATTATCGGTAACAGACCCAACTGCAGATCGAACAATTACATTACCAGATGCAACAGGTACTGTAACACTTAATGATGCAACACAAACATTAAGCAATAAAACAATTTCTTACACAAATAATACAATTACAGTTCAAGTAGCAAATGTTTCAGACTTGACAGCAAATGCTTCAGAACTTAATACACTTGATGGAATTACAGCATCTACTGCTGAACTCAACATTCTTGATGGCGTAACTGCAAGTTTTTCTGAAATTAATATTCTTGATGGAGCAACACTTTCAACAGCAGAATTAAATGTTCTTGATGGAATTACTACATCAACAACAGAACTCAATTATGTTGATGGTGTTACAAGCGCTATTCAAACACAATTAGATAATAAGGCAGCAGCAGGAGATTTGAGCACACACACTGGTGCAACAGAAGCACATGGTGCAACTGGTGCAGTAGTTGGAACAACAAACACACAAACACTTACAAATAAAACTCTTACAAGCCCTACAATTACAACTCCAACAGTATCAGGACTTACAATTTCTGATGGATCAATTGTTATTGAAGGCGCTACAGCAGATGCTTATGAAACAACCATTGCTGTAACAGATCCTACGGCAGATAGAACAATTACTCTTCCAAATGCCACTGGTACAGTTGCTTTAACTTCTGATCTTTCAGCATATGCACCACTTAGCGGTGCAACGTTTACAGGTGCTGTTTCTGGTACAAGCCTTACCCTTTCGGGAGACTTGACTGTTAACGGTACTACAACTACAATTAACTCAACAGAAATTACTGTTGATGACAAGAACCTTGTTCTTGGTTCAGTAGCCTCACCAACAGATGCGGGTGCAGATGGCGGTGGTATTACTCTTAAAGGTGCAACAGATAAGACCTTTAACTGGGTAGATGCTACAGATTCTTGGACATCTTCAGAACACATTGATCTTGCAAGCGGTAAAAACTTTAAGGTTAATGGCACAAACTTAAGTGCAGTTTCTGAAACATTAACTAATAAAACAATTGACGGCGCAAACAATACTCTTACTGTAAGAATTGCAAGCGATGTTTCTGGTTTGGGAACAGGTGTTGCAACATTTTTGGGAACCCCTTCCTCAGCAAACCTTGCTTCTGCAGTAACAGATGAAACAGGAACTGGTGCGCTAGTATTTGCTAATACACCAACTCTTGTAACTCCAGAAATTGGAGCAGCAACTGGTACAAGCATTGCTTTCCCAGATGCCCTTGCTGGATCTGCAACTGCAACTGCGAGCACATCAGCAACAACAATCGATACATGGTCAGCAAGCACATATTCGGCTGCTAAATATTTTGTTCAAATGAAAAAGGACAATGATATTGAAGTAATTGAAATGCTTGTTGCAGTAGATGGAAACAATAACGTTTATGTTACTGAATATGGTAACGTTGTAAGCAACGCAGAACTTGGAACAACAAATGCCGTTTATAGCGGTGGAAATGTTCTTCTACAAGTAACTGCTGCCGCTGCAAATACAGCCGTTAAGGTTTCAAAGACATATATTGAGGCATAAAAGGAGATTAAATGGCAACTGTAAATAAAGATTTTAAAGTAAAACATGGCTTAATAGTAGCCGATGGTGGTACTTTTGGTTCAACAGTTACAGTTGCCACCCCAACTCAAAACACACATGCAGCAACAAAAGCATATGTAGATTCCGTTGCGGGATCAGCAGGAGTAACCGTTAGTGGTACAGCCCCAGCATCTCCATCAAATGGAAATCTTTGGTTTGATACATTAACAGAAAGAGTTCATGTTTATTATGGATCTCAATGGGTAGCAATTGCAACTCTTGAAGATGCAGAAGTATTACAAGATCACATCCATGATACATCAATTGATGGATCTGGATTAATAGTAAGTACATTTGTTTCTGGAGGTGCTTACAATGAACCAGGAGTTCTAGTAAGTGCAGGAGACTATAGTACAAACTCATGGGAAAATACCTATGACGGAGGACTTGCAATAGATAATTTTAATTAATTATCTGTTATAATAATAAAGAATAAATTTTCTGTAGGAGGAAAATAATATGGCAACAAGAATGCAGCAACGGAGAGGCACTGCAGCCCAATGGACTTCAGCAAACCCTATTTTAAATGCAGGTGAAATGGGATGGGAGTCAGATACCAATAAATTTAAGATTGGTGATGGCACTAATCACTGGGCAGACCTTGACTACTTTATTGACCAATCTTCTACAGTAAACCCAGCATTTGGCTCTAGCATTACCTTTGAAGGTGCTACCGCTAATGCTTATGAAACAACCCTTGCCGTAACAGATCCTACAGCAGACCGTACAATTACACTACCAGATGCTACTGGTACAGTTGTTGTTGCAGATGGCAGCGGTAACGTAACAGTTTCTGGTAACTTAACAGTACAAGGAACAACAACTACAATTGATAGTTCAACAATTGCTGTTACAAACTCATTTGTATTTGAAGGATCAACAGCAGATTCTTATGAAACAACACTTACAGTAACTGATCCTACAGCAGATAGAACTGTAACTATTCCAAATGTTAGCGGTACAATAATTACAACTGGAAATCTTAGCGATACTGGCGCTACATCAGCAGAATTAGGATATCTTGCTGGAGTAACTTCTTCTATTCAGACACAGTTAAATAGCAAGCAAGCCACTATAGAAGGTCTTGACAATACTGAACTTGGATATTTAAATGGAGTTACTTCACCAATTCAAACACAACTAAATGCTAAAGCAACATCAGCAGACCCTACATTTACTGGAACAGTAACTCTTCCTTCAACTACGTCAATCGGAGATGTTTCTGGAACAGAAATTTCGTATGTTAATGGTGTAACTTCTGGTATTCAAACACAAATTGATGGAAAAGCAAATAGTAATCATACCCATCTATTAGCAGCAGGAGCAACAGATGTAACAGCAACTGCAGCAGAACTTAATGTTCTTGATGGAATTTCCGCTTCAACAGCAGAACTTAATATTCTTGATGGAGTAACAGCATCAACTGCAGAACTAAATTATGTAGATGGCGTTACATCCGCAATTCAGACACAACTTGATGGAAAGGCTTCATCGTCACATACACACGCACAATCTGATATTACAAACCTTACAACTGATCTTGCTGCAAAAGCAAGTCTTTCGGGAGCAACATTTACGGGTGCGGTAACGCTACATGCAGACCCTTCAAGTGCAATGCATGCAGCAACAAAACAATATGTTGATGCAGCAACTGCAGGTCTTAACGTACACGAGTCTGTAGACGCAGCAACAACTGCAAACATTACACTTGCTTCCGCAGTTGAAAATGGAGATACCCTTGACGGTGTAACTCTTGCAACAGGAAACAGAATTCTTGTTAAGAACCAAACAACAAAGTCTGAAAACGGTATTTACATCGTTGCAGCATCTGGAGCACCAACTCGTGCAACAGATTATGATAGTGCTGGTGAAGTAGATGCTGGTGACTTTATTTTCGTAGAGGCTGGTACAGTAAATGGAAAAACTGGTTGGGTACAAACAAACGTAATCACAACAGTTGGAACAGATGAAATTGAGTTTACACAATTCTCAGGTGCTGGAACAATAACAGCAGGAACAAATATATCTGTTACAGGTGGACAAGTTTCTGTAATTAATAATCCAACATTCTCAGGCCTTGTAACAGCCTCAGCATCTGGCGTAGCATTTTCAGACGGTACACAAACAAAAGAAGGCGTACCTTCAAGAACAACAATTGTTCAAAAAACAGATTCTTATACTCTTTCATCACTTACAGAAAGAGACAATGTTATTGAAATGGGCAAGTCAACAGCACAAACACTTACTATCCCAGCGAACTCTTCGGTGGCATATCCAGTAGGAACATCAATTGATGTTATCCAAACTGGTTCGGGACAAGTAACAATTGCTGGTGCAGGAGGAGTAACAGTTAATGCTACTCCAGGTCTTAAGTTACGTGCACAATGGTCATCTGCAACTCTTTTCAAACGAGCAACAGATACTTGGATCGTAATGGGCGACCTATCAGCATAAAAATTTGATATAATATAAGAAAAGGAGTAACAAACATGGCAATTAGAGGTAGAGGAATTAAGTCTTCAGCGCAAGACAACTTTTTAGAACCATTAAATGTTACTTCTTTAACTGCAACAAATGTAGGAACAAACAGACCATATGCTTCATCTGCAAATACAACATCTGCAGCATCTGCTTCTGGAACTGGTGGAGCAGTAACTCTTTCTTGGACTCTTCCAGCAGAATCTCCAGCAGCAACATCTTATGTTATTACAACAACACCATCAACATATACTCACGACACTGGATCGTCATCAACAAGTTATACATTTGAAGGGCTTGCGTCAAACACTTCTTATACATTTACAGTAAAATCAAAGAATGCTACTGGTACAGCAAGTGGAACAACATCATCTTCTGTTACATCAACAACAGTTCCACAAGCACCACAAAGTGCCACTGCTACTGCAGGAGTTAATCAAAATACTATTCAATGGACAATAGGAGCCAATGGTGGTAGTGCATTAACAAGACATAATGTTACAGGATCTGATGGAACGTCTTCTGGTAATTTGTCAGCATCAGCAACATCTACAACAATTTCAGATACAGGAGGAACATCACAAACTTACACAGTTACAGCAACAAATGCAAATGGAACATCTTTGGGCGCAACAACAGCAAGCATTACTACCCTTTCTCCATTCTTCCCACCGTTTTTCCCACCATTCTTTCCATTCTTCCCACCATTTTTTCCTCCATTCTTCCCACCGTTTTTCCCGTTCTTCCCACCATTTTTCCCACCATACTTCCCATACTTCCCAGGCGAATACTATTCGATTGCAAGTGACACAGGAATTGCAACACCAGAAGGATTCAAGAGTGCACAAGATATCGTTATTGGAGATACCCTTCTTGCTCTAGATATTCCAACTGGTGAGTTAAATGCATCAACAGTAGAATCATGGACTGCAAGTAGTCCAATACTAAATGAAACAAACGTTGTACATACTACAGTTGTAGGAATTACATTTAGACCAGTAACAACTGTAATTATGATTAATGGCGACATGTTTTCTACTCACCATTACATTTTGACTAAAAAAGATGACGTTATTCGTTTTGTAAACTCATCAGATATAGATCTTTCTTATATGGTTTATAGCAGAGAAGAGCAAGGCTTTGTTAATGTTACTGAAGTTGAAGTCCTTGCGTATGAAGATACAGTATTTTCTATCAACTGTGAACCATATGATAACTTCTTTACACAAAACATGTTAGTCTTTGACCGACCTGATGATGCACCTTAAAATAATATTACTTTTTAATAAATGTTAATAAATGCGTTTATGGTACAATTATAAAAAAGGAGTTTTAAGGTGTATCAAGAATCAATAAAAGAAGAAGACAATCCGTGGTTTTCAAAAGATAGATCAGAGTCAGCAAGTTTTAGACTACCTCCAAAAAAATTTAATAATATTAATGTTACTAATCCAGCATTAGGGCTTAATATATATGAAAATGCAATAAATAAAAATGATTGTGAAAGATATATTGATATTCTTGAATCAACACTTAATGGACAGACACAATGGAAGTGGAGTGAGGCTCAAGTAACAAACTCAAACAAACCTATTAAGTTTGCAAGAGATTGCTCTGATTTTAAATATAAACCAAAAGATTTAGGCCCTATAAGTTCAGAAAATAAAAATCTTATTGAAATGCATGATGAAATTTATAATGTATTAAAATCATGTATAGATGACTATGCAAATTATTGGGGAATTGGTATTAATTACTATGAGGCATTTAATTTTGTAAAATATAAAGGTTCAGGACAACAATTTAGAATTCATGCTGATCATGGACCTAGTTATGCATGCACAGTATCTGCTGTAATTTACCTTAATGATAATTATGAAGGTGGAGAACTTTATTTTCCAAGATTAGATAAACTAGCCTATAAACCAAAAGTAGGAGATATAGCAATTTTTCCATCTAATTATATATATGAGCATGCATCTTTAGATATGATTGAAGGAACTAAATACTGTGTTGTTGTTATGACGGATTTAAATGATGTTGCTCACAAAAACCATTAGTTTTTTGTGTTATACTTTTAGTTATAAAGAAAAGGATACTATATGACAAACTCAAACATTTTACAAAATCAATCATGGTCATCGTTTGAAAACCTAGGAAATGGTATTTTTGTTTACCATGATGTTTTAACAGAAGATTTAAAAATTATTGAAACAATAGAAGAAGTATTGCAAGATAAAAATAATCATTATAATTGGGGACCAGCATATGTTGGATATCAGCAATTAATGCCAGACTACAGAGATTGTGTTGATTTTAAGTATAAAAAAACTGACATAATTCATGATAGATCAGAGTCTGGGTTAAAATTACAAAATTTGTGGCAATCAATTTATGATAAGGCTAAAGTGGCAGTAGATTCTTATTCTGCAACTTTTAACTTAGGAGAACTTAGATATTGGGAAGCAATGAATTTTGTTAAATACGGACCAGGACAACATTTTATGGAACACCATGATCACGGATTTTCTTATAATTGTGTAGTTTCTTTAGTTGGGTATCCGAACGATGACTATGAAGGTGGAGAACTTTATTTTAGATTACAAGGACTTAATTTAAAAGCAAAAAAGGGAGACTTGTTTATTTTCCCATCTAATTATATGTATCCACACCAAGCAAAACCAGTAACTTCTGGAACTAAGTACTCTATTGTTACGATGCTTGATTACAGTAATAAATTTCATAATCCTAAATTTTATGAAGAAACAGGCGACTAATATTTATGATTAGAGCAGAAATTGAAAAAGGCTCTGGCATAACAATAGAGCCTTTGAACATAAAAAGAAAGTGGATGGATGATGTATCAAATGCTCATGCATATAATTGTTTTCCATTATCTTTAACAAATGGTCTTGGATGGGGAATAAGTTTTCCAGAAGACATAGTTTTTACTTGGGATGGCATTGATACAGACAAAGAAGAAGGACATATTAAAATCATTAAAGGACATAAATATGTTAATGAAAATAGAAGAAGTGCAACTTTAAGTTTAAACACATTTACAAGATTTGTTACAGACAAAGATATTACTCTTCTTACTATGCCAATACCAAATTTATTTTTAGACACAGTAATTCCATATACAACTTTAATGTCAACATCTTTTTATCCACACCCATTGCCTGCTGCTTTAAAAATAATTAAGCCAAATGCTGCTATTGTTTTACCAGCAAATAAACCAATTATTTCAGTTATTCCAATTTCTTTAAATAACATTAATAAAACAGAGATGCATATTTATGATCTTGAACACAGCGAAGATGATCAATTAAAAAGTAAAAGATATGGAGATGCTTCTAAAAAAATAAATCAACAGGGTGATTGGACACATTTTTATAGAAATGCAACTGATGAAAATGGTATTAGTGTCGGAACGCATGAACTTAAGTCTTTTAAATTAAAAACATTTGATAAAAGGAAAATTAGTGGAAAATAAAAAAATTAATTTTATTGCAAATAGAAGATGGCTAAACAAAGAAAGTGATTTTAAACCTAAACCAATAATAAAAACAATTCCAGAATGGTATAGAAAGGCTGATAGATTTTTTAAAAATGCAGAAACTGGAGAGTATGCAATTGGTCCAGATAAAGGAAAAATTCCAACTTGGAAAGCCTGCCCGTCAATGTTTGATATTATGGGAACTGGGTACACATATTTAACACCTTGCGATCTTAATTTTGTTTATGATAAAAATAATAAACTTATTGTTGAGATTGAAGACTCAAATTATAAAGATTTTTGTACTCCAAGATCAAGTTTGCCAGGTTTTGTAAAACCATCTGGATACTATGAAGATCATTTTGCTTGGTTTCCAGATTGGGGAGTTCAAGTTCCAGAAGGATACAGTGTTTTATATTCTCATCCATTCAATAGATTTGAACTTCCATTTTTAACTATTTCAGGAATTATTGATAATGATAAAATTGCATTGCCAGGTTTTATGCCATTTTTAATGAGTAAAGATTTTTCTGGAATCATACCAAAGGGAACGCCTTATTCACAAATGATTCCTTTTAAAAGAGAAGACTGGGAAAGCGAATTTGAAATTCCAACATTTTCTAAAATGATTTTAAATAGTAAAAAAAATGGTGATAAATATAGAAAACCAAACGGTGGAATATATAAAAATGAAGTTTGGGAGCCAAGAAAATATGAATAGAAAAATGGTATAATAAAATAATGAAAAACATTTCAAACAAAACTTATGATTTAGAAAGATTTTCTATAACTCCGTCTGGATTTTTTGGTTCTAGTTCATCAAATATTGTAGAAATTGAAAACTTTATGATCCCAGAAGAACTAGAAAGAATATCAACTTTTGCAAGAAACATAAAAGAATGGGACTATACAGAAACCCATTATAATGAAGACGGAACAGTTATTTATGATTCTGAATATTGGAAAGATAGAGTAGCAACTGGAAGAACTATTGAAAAACAAGATAAAACAATTAATCCACTAATAGATACTTTAGTTCAAAGATTAAAAATAGTAATAGATGATTTTTTTAAAGTAGATGCGTGGGCAACAAGTCCAGCAATTGTTAGATGGCTTCCAGGTCAATTTCAAAATCCTCATGCAGATAAAGAACTACACGAAGGCGATAATGCAGGAAAACCAAATGATTTTCCTTATTATGATATTGCTAGTTTATTTTATTTAAATGATGATTATCAAGGCGGAGAACTTTATTTTCCAAAACAAAATATTAGTTTTAAACCAAAAGCAGGTGCAGCATATTTTTTCCCAGGAGATATGAATTATATTCACGGTGTAAGCAAAATAGAAAGTGGAATTAGATATACTTGTCCGTTTTTTTGGACAATTAAATCTCATAAACAATAAAAAGAAAAAGGTATAAGCATGGCTCTTAAACAATGCGTCTGTGGAAGATCTAATATGTTTCCATACTGTGATGGTACCCATAACGTAAAAAATGATGACGATTCAACAAAAGTTAAAAAAGAAAAGTAGGGTATAATATAAACATGATTAATGGAATTATTGATAATATTGATGAAAAAGATTTTGTTTATCTTCAAAATTCTAAAATACAAGAAACAAGATTAGGCATAAACACAAATAAAGTAGTAGAAATTCCTAACTTTATTTCTCCAAGCATAGTTAAAAACATGATTGATTTTTTTGAAAACTGTAATGTTGAATGGGGCGATATTGCTTTTTACGGATCTTCTGGAAAAGGAATTCTTACAGATTCAAATATTATGAGATCTTTTGGGCTTTCAGATAATTTTTTTGATGATTTAAAAAATAAATACCAAGAAGCAGTTGAAAAAGTTTTTGATAGAAAAGTTCGTGCAAATACTGCTCATGCACAAAAATGGGATGTAGGTGGATTTGCAGCACCACATTCAGATAATTCAGATCATGATGGTAATCCAAATGCATTTGAAATAAATAAATATGTTGGAATTTTGTATCTTAATGATAATTATGAAGGTGGAGAATTATATTTTTGTGATAAAGATAATAATATGAAGCCGTATCTTTCATTTAAGCCAAATGCATATTCCTACTATGTTTTTCCTGGTGGCGTAGAAAATATTCATGGAGTAAGCGAAATAACAAAAGGAACTAGATATACTATGGTTTCGTTTTGGGATTATGCAGATATAGAATATGATCAAGAAACATTGGATAGATGGAAAAAAGAAGAAGAGGAAGTTAGAAGACAACAAGCAAAACAAAAAGAGGATTGGGCAAAAGGAATTAAATGAAATCAAAAGAGGTTTATGACAAAATAGTATATTACTATGATTTGTTTCCAGACTCTTTAAATCTTATTGAATTAATTGAAGAAGATGAATTATCTGCAACCAGCAAAATTACAAAATGGAAATCTTGGGGACCAAGCGATAATAAAGTGGTTTATGGAAAACAAAAAGTTATAAATAGCAGCAATAATGAATTTAATGATTCTAAATTTGATTCTTTTATAATTAAAACAATAAAAAACGCTATTATTGAATGCTCGGAAGATTATTCAAAAAGATACTCAATAGATATAGGAAAATTAACGCCATTATCAATAAGTAAGTATTTTGAGGGACAATCGATGGGCCCTCATGTAGACTCTTATGGAGATGATACAAAACAAGTTTTATCAATTGTTTTATATCTTAATGATGATTATGCTGGTGGAGAGTTATATTTTAAAAATCAAGATATTAAAATTAAACCAGAGGCTGGAAGTTTAATTGCTTTTCCATCAACAGATCCATATTTTCATGAATCACTTACTGTAACTTCTGGAATAAAGTATATAAGTCCAGGGTTTTGGATTAAGTTTTAATAACTGTTTTATTAAAACAAAAACTGTACCTAATGTATAACTATAGAGTTTACAAAAACTAAAAACTCTGATACAATTAAGTATCATTTAAAATTCAATTTAATTAGGAGATTTACGCTTATGTCAGATGTTTTTTCTTTTCGCCTTTCCGATGATTTTGTTACAAAATATGCAGAAATAGAGCCTCCTTTCGGCTTTAAGGACGCTGGACTTAACTCATTAGGAGAGATTACATTTATCCGTACTTATTCCCGTGTAAAAGAGGATGGAACTAAGGAAAGATGGCATGAGGTCTGCAAAAGAGTAATCGAGGGTATGTACTCAGTACAAAAGAATCACGCAAAAGAAAACAGACTACCTTGGAATGACTATAAAGCACAAAAATCAGCACAAGAAGCGTTTGATCGTATGTTTAATTTAAAGTGGACACCGCCAGGAAGAGGTCTGTGGGCATTTGGTACCCCAATGACTATGGAGAAGCGTAATTCTGCTGCCCTTCAAAATTGTGCAATGGTATCAACCCGTGATATTGATAGAAATGATC